CCCATCCCTCAACAAAGATGAAATACTTTTAGGGATCGCCTTCATCGTCCCTCGAATTCCTCGATCCGACGTTGACCATGTGGGGAAAAGAATCGTCGACGTGCAAAACGTCCTTGAGATTTTTGCAAAGAAGAAGCAATGCGCCATTGCGTGGATATTCCCCAGGAATTCCCGAAAACTTATGGTGGCTGAAGACGACTGCATCTATCCCGGTATAGCAGTATTGATTCAGCGTGTGCGGTAGGAACTACCAAGACACGGCATCCTTTTCTGTCATGACCTGCTGCATGTGGACGACCTCAGGGGAATCCTCCTTTTCCTAAGAGGTCGCTTCATCTCCATGATGCACCCCATGTTCCCGGATAAGGACTTTGTGCTCCCTCTCAAGCCCCTCGTGCTTCCGCTCGAACGTGTTCAAGTCGGAATCCCGTTGCGACGACTCCCGAAGATCCTCGGCATGCTCGGCGAAGACTCACTTCAAAAAACCAGAATACCCCGGGTTTCGTATACGGACTCGAACTCACTGTTCCTTTCCGCCCGGTCAAGCGCCATGATCGCTGCCACGACCCCATCTATTCTATCCGTCGATCTTCCCTTGTCGGGTTTAATGTTGTCGGCCGGATCGCGCCTTGCCATGGCGTTGCTCACCATCCATGCCATGACCGGATTCCCACCATGCTCAAGACCGTGCGATACGACCAATTTCTCGAATTCCTTCGACGGCGGAGACATCGACGCAAACCCCTGACCGAACGGAACGACCGTCAAGCCATCGTTTTGCAGCTCGGTCATGATCTTCGCCGCGCCCCACCGGTCGAATGCCACCTCGTGGATGTCGTATGTCAGCGCGTCTTGCCGAATTTGCTCGATGACGTAGTGATAGTCCACCACGTTTCCGGGCGTTGCTACCACAAATCCTTGCCGGATCCAGACATCGTAGGGCACCCGATCCCGCCGAACGCGCCGTGCGACATTCTCCTGCGGGACAAAGAAACGGAACAGGAACTTGAACTTCTCCCCTTCCACTTCCGGCGGGAAACACATCACCCAGGCCGTGACATCCGTTGTGCTCGATAAATCCAGACCCCCGAAGCATCGCCGGGCACGGAGTTCCTCGGCATCGACTGTGCCCCCACAGGCCGCCCACGCCTCCGCAGGAATCCACCGCGTCTCAGCCTGCGTCCAGAGATTCATGTGCAGCCGTAAGAATGCATTCAGGGAGGACGGGAGCTCGGCGACCCGGGTTGCCTTCCGCCGTAGATCATCGATCTTTACGCTAACGCCTAAGTTCGGATTGGCCTTGATCCAAACACCCTCGTCCTGCCAATCGTCATCGGGATTAAGCGTATAGATCACCCCGAAGAACGTCTCATCCTGGATTACGCCATCCAGGATCTTCTCAAGGTAGTCATGCAGTTCCCAGCAGACCGAATTCCGATCGTATCCGGCCGTCGTGATGGCAATTTGGAGCGGCTGCCTCCGGGCCGCCGTCGCCGTATCGAGCACGTCCCACATATTTCGGGTCTTATGGGCGTGGAGCTCGTCCACAATCGCCCCGTGAACGTTTAGCCCATCGAGCGTATCCGCATCGGCGCCGAGAGGAACATACTTGCTTGCCGTTGATGCCACGCTTAAGTTGTTTTTAAAGATCGCCACCTTACTTCGGAGCGCCGCGGACATCTGCACCATCCGCGTTGCCTCGGAGTGGGTGATCCGTGCCTGGTCGCGCATCGTTGCGGCCGTGTAGATTTCCGCCCCTGGTTCATTGTCCGCAACTAGAAGATATAAGCCGATCCCCGCAAGCAACGTCGACTTCCCGGCCTTTCGCGCTACCTCAATATATGCGGTACGGAACCTGCGCAATCCATCCGATTTGCGCTTCCAGCCGAATAGGTTCCAGATCATGAACAATTCCCAGGGCTCGAGGCGGAATGTCTGCCCGGCCCACTCGCCCTTGGAATGCTTTAAGAATCGAAGGAAGAAGATCGCGACTCGTTCGGCCGCCTTCTGATCGAATGCAAACCCGAGTTGTCCCGCATCGCGACGATCCCGATCGTACCTCTCCACGGCCCGTTGGAGCCACTTACAGGCGGGAATCCTGCCCGCTTGGATGTGTTTCACATACTCGGCGACTTGCCTCGCAGGGGTCTTATCCGCCATTCAGGAACATATCCAGGTCGTTCGGATTGTCCGCAGGCAACCCGGAGGCGATTCGCGACCGCGAAGACGGCGTCATCCCGAATTCCGCCAGCATACGAAGCATCTGAACGAAGGCCTTGTTCGCCATCGAAACAAACGGCGACTGGACCGGATATCCATTCGGAGTCTTCACGAGCATCCCATGCTTGCGGATCCTCATGATGCTCTGCGACCACTGCGAATAAGACACCGCATAGGCGGCCAGCGCGGTCGTATCGAGCTTGGCCAAGAGCCCTGCACTCAACAGCTCCTTTCCGACCCTGAACCATTCCGCCCGAGCCGCTTCGTCAAGGAAATCGGGAGGTTCCGGAACATCCTCCATGGCATGTGGGTGCGGCTCGCGCCGATTCTTTCGGTCCGGCCGTATTGTCCCCTGCAGGACATGGAGATTGGACGGCTTTGGCTTGCGGCCCCTCATGACCCCCCCTATGCGAATTATGGCGACGCGCGAGGAACGGCCCGCGCTCGGTTCTTTGGCCTGGGCTGTAGAGAACTGACCGGCCTACCCCCTCTTGCCTCGCGTTAAGCCCGCCGCCTTGTCGCTCCCGGTCTTGCGGTCATGGCAAGGCCGACAGAGTGGCTGATGATTGAGTGGGTCGTAGAAGAGCGGGTCGTCTGCTCCGCTGACCGGGATGAGGTGATCGACAACGCTTGCCCCGGCGTTGCAGCCTTGGGTTGCACAGATCGGATGCCGGTTGAGATACCACACGCGATACCGTGCCCATCGCGTGTCGTATCCGCGTTTGTGGGCAGGCGGCCGTGAGGCATCCCATCGACGCACCTCGTCTTTACGCTTGTTGTCGTGTTCTTTGCAGTATCGTTGCCTGGGTGGAACGAGTGCGGGACACCCATCGGCACGACATGGAACGTGGAATGCCTGCGGGGGCATCTATAATCTCTTGAAGGGAATCATCTATACCCACCCTCCCAGGTTGGGTCCGGGCCCGACCACCCTCCAATCGTCCGCCAGGTACCGGTCGAGATCTGAAAGCAGGACAAACCTATACAGCCACGCAGTCGCCACGGGGGACGCGCTCCGCCTTCTTGCCGGTGAAGTTCTCCCACCGGGTCACGATCACATCGCAATACGGGGGATCAAGCTCCATGAGGAAGGACTTGCGGCCTGTCTGCTCTGCGCCGATGAGGGTCGACCCGCTCCCGCCGAAGAGGTCAAGAATGTTCTCTCCCGGACGCGAGGAGTACTGCATCGCGCGGACCGCCAATTCCACCGGCTTCTCCGTCAGATGCACCATGCTCTGCGGATTGACCTTCTTGACCGACCAGACGTCCGTGGCGTTCGTCGGTCCCAACCAATGATGCGCCGCCCCTTCCTTCCAGCCGTAGAAGCACCACTCATGGTTGCCCATATAGTCTTTTCGCGTCAGCACCGGGTGCTCTTTCACCCAGATGATTGCCTGCGCGAAGTAGAGCTTGTTTGCTTTCAAGACCGGCGGATAGTTCCCGCAATTGGCGTACCCGCCCCAGATGTAGAATCCCCGCCCGGGCTCCAGCACCCGCGAGATGTTCCCGAACCATGCCCGGAGTAGCCGATCGAACTCCTCGTCGGAGAGGAAGTCGTTCATCAGCTGTCGGTCCTTGGGCCGCATCTTCCTGGTGGTGGGCTTGTCCTTCCCCGGGTGGAGCGCGAGATCCAGGCTCTGATGATGCGTCTTCGTAAACGAGCTGTTCCCGGCAGCGATCGCGTTGTTGCTGCGAGGTTCGACCTTGACGTTGTATGGCGGGTCGGTGTTGACCAAGTGGATCGTCGCCCCGCCCAGCAGGTAATCGACGTCTTCCACGCTCCCGCTGTCCCCACAGAGAAGCCGGTGGTTGCCTAAGACCCACAGGTCCCCGGGCTGAGTGATCGCATCGTCTGGAGGCTCGGGCACCTCATCGGGATCGGTTAGCCCCGCGGTTCCGACGATCCCCGCCGCCAGCTTCTCGGCGAGCTCGTCCTCATCGAACCCGGTCAGATCCATGTCGAAGTCGGCATCTTGAAGCTCGGTCAGTTCGATCGCCAGGAGGGAGTCGTCCCATTCCGAGGCCTCGTGGGAACGGTTGTCCATGATCCGGTACGCCTTGATCTGCTCGGGGGATAGTCCCTCTGCCACATGGACCGGAATTTTCTCCAATCCGAGTTGCAAGGCGGCCAAGTACCGTGTGTGCCCGACGACGATAACCATGTCGCTGTCTACGACGATCGGCTGGCGGAACCCGAACTCCCGAATCGAGGCGGCCACATTGGCGATAGCGGCCTGATTTTTCCGTGGGTTACGGGCATACGGGACGATCTTGGACGGGTGCATTATGGCGACTTTCAAGGGGCCTCCAAGCGACACGACATCAATATTTTTGGAGAGTCTGTAACCAAGGGCCGGGGTCGCGGGGAACCCGCGGTAAAAAGGCCCGGGAAGTACCTATGGATCAGGGTTTCTCTTGTATCGCCTGCTGGACCATGCCAGCCATGACTGGCACAGCGATCTTGTTGACCATCTCTGTCGCCGTGTTGACCAAGTAAACGCGCTGCTTCTCGGGCGTCTGCTTGCGCAGGATGAACAGGGGCACAAGGGATGCGAGCCTGCCGCTCCCCTGCCGCTGATAGATGATCTCATTGCCGAACTTGCCCTTGAGTTTGATCGTATCCGATAGCCTCTTCGGACTCTTCGTGACGGCCAGCCTTGACCCACGCTGCCAGATGAACGGCACGGCAAGCGATCCCGCCTTGCGTGGCGTGATGATCGTCTTCGTCTCTTGCTCAATCAACCACGGCGCAATCGTTGACACAGTGGCAGTCAGATCGTTCTTTGTCGCTGCCTTGCGATTGATGCCGAACTTCGTTCCCTTCGTAAGCCAACTACCACGCACGACCAGATTAGATTGCGCGTTCTGAATCATCGCGTCCTGTGCTTGATTCGCTATCTCTGTCAGGGCACGCGCCACATAGTTCGGGATGCGATTGACGCCCAGATCCCGCAGATTTCTTACCAGTTCGTCAACACCTTTGACCTGGATCTGAATGTCCACATTCGCTCCAAAGAAAAAGGCCGGATCTCCTTGGTAGGAAACCCGGCCTTCATGGGAAAGCGTCTCCCGTCAGTTCAACCAGTGTAATTTGAAATTACACCTTGCATGGGGGGATCAGGAAGGGGCCAAAATGGACCAAGCGAATAACTGCACGGAAGATGCGCCTCAGCGACAATCATGAGAAATCTGCTTATCGAGACGCAGATGGAACATGGGGAAAATCCTGATCACTCCCCTTGATTTGAACACTCCAATGCTCGCGACCCCGCGTAGGCAAGATTTGAGGAAGACGTGAAGCAGCGTCAGTTACAGCGGCTCCATCGTCAAGTAGGACCATTATCGAACCCGTCTGAGATCCAGCTTGCCTGACTGACTCAACAATAACTTCTGACATTGCTTTTGCTTTAAGTCGGCTCTCAATTCGACAAGCAACCCCAACCATTCCAGGTATGTCGTAATAGTGACTTCCATTCTCCTCAAAGAGGGCAAATGCTAACAACCGGTTTAGACGTCCGATGGCGAACGATGGAACCGTCCTAAGATCGAAGACCTGCAAAGGACGAAGCGTTCTTAGAATCGATGAAAACGTGTCATCCGACATACCTGGCATATGTACGATGCAGATAACAGAATGGGTCGCTGATGGAAAGAGCAATCCCTGCTCCGGCTTTTTCTTAGCGCCGGATTCCGTCGAGGGTTGACTTGGAACCAGAGTCAGGTGGCTATTTGCTTGGCGCTTGGACATGGGGGCCCTCCACATGCTTTGTCAACTGCACTTCTAATTGTGGGTAACTGATCTTGACAAGATCCCATGCACTGCCCCAATCCGGATCACCAACAACGTACTCACCTGTTTCCTCATTCTTAAGGGAGCGATCTTTGAGGAAAGCTCTTTCGTACATGCGTGGCGCCACGCCTGTGTACGGCCTAAATAATACATGGGAGCCACCTTCGCTGGGAGAAGTCCAGCCACTTGGGTCCATAGTTATAGAATCGTTATGCAATTTTAACGCCTGACTCTTTGGGTATGGCTCGATGAACTGGACTTCGTCAATGCCAGCCGAGACAATATGCCTAGCACAATAGTGACACGGGAAAGTAGTAACGAATAGGCTTGTGCCGGATACGGGCACTCCACGCCGTGCAGCCGATAAGAGGGCGTCCATCTCTGCATGTACCGCTCGGCTGAATTCGAGCAAGCTACCAACTCGGCTACCCCGTAGCGTTCTTAATAATTCTTCACGATCGGGTATTTCGCTTGATCCGGGAAAAGCGTCAATGATATTTCTTAAAATTTCATTCTGCTCACGGGTATTGGAACAGAACTTCTCACCGGATGGGGTAGCACAACGACCGTCAGGTCTTTGTTTTTTACCAGGTATTGGCTCAAGATACACGCCACCTCCGGCGCAGGGGGCCTCATTAGTTCCCGTCGATATCACCGTCCCTGTGCCATCAACCACGGCCGCTCCAACCTGACGAGATAGGCAGGAACTTCGTAGTTGAGCTCCATATGCTGCATACATCGCCGATTCCCCGGAAGTTGGGCGTATAACTTCTGCATGCGTGATCAATTTTACTATCCGTGCTAGTTGATCGGGTATGGTCCAGAGTATGTTTGGTTTTTTATCCTTCAAGATCTGTGATTGAGTGTTATCGAAGAATACGTCTGCAAGATGAAATGCGTCGGATACATGTTGACCGTGCTTTTCTTTGGCGTGAGCATCACGTTCCATGAACTGTCGGGCGTAATCTTTTCCTGCGTTAGCGTATTTATCCACTATTCTTTCAAGACGTACGTCTTCCTCACATACCACGCCAAATAATGTGAAAGCACTCTTGTACACACTCCGTAATAGATGAACCTCTGCTGGGTGCCTTATTGAGTCTAAAATGTACGCACGGCGTTTCCCATCCGGTACTATCGCAACATCCTCATCCGCACTTGATCTCTGCTTATTACGACGTGTTGCACGAATCTGTCCCACGAGAGCACAGGAAACCGCCGAGTGATCTTCCTTTCGCATTTCGTCGCCGAGATTTTGCAAAGTGATTGTGTCGTTGATGTCTTTACTCTCTTTACCGCCTTTATGGCCTTTACCTCCGCCAAGCGGTACAGCTTTTCCAAGTGACTCTGCCCAAGCCACGATTGCAGCTCGGGCCTTCAGGATCGTCACATCGAAAGGACCGCCTTTCAGACTCGCGTTCTCAAGAACGTCTTTCAATTTATCCGCAACTCGAGTCGTCCCGGATCCAGCATGCCCAACAACCGCGAAGATGAGCTCGTTGGAGTGTTCGCGGGTGAGAGTCTGAGAAGCGACGCCGCTTCTCTTGGGTGTGGTTACACTACGCTTGGCAAGCGTTGACATTTGGACTCCACCGCCGAGAAAGCGATGTGATATTGGAAATGGCATCGAGGAAACGCATTCGTCCTTCCATTCTTGGTATAGGGTCAAGAATGAAGAAGCGAACGCTGGCTCGAACAGATCGAGGGGGAGGGCGGAAATTGTTTTTTCGACTACCTGCGTGACGCACTGGACACCCGATACGTTGGATGAGAGGACATGATCAAATTTCTTCCGATCGGCCGGATGGTTGAAAAACGCACTTGCCCATCCTCCTTCACATCCGTTACCGGGTAACAAGCTAAATATATCATCTCGGCCAATGAGAAGCACTGATTTCAGAGTGCGATGCAATTATTCCCAATTCCTGGCTCGCATTTTCCTGCTCGCGGCATGAACATTCCGCACGACGGACATTTTTTAACCTCCCGATTCTCAATCCATGCCGCAAGCGCAATCGGCGAAACGAAGATCGTCCCCCCGCGACGATTCACCGGAAAATCGGAGTACCGCTTGAGATACCGCTTTAGCGTGCTCACGCTCACCCCGAGCGCGTTCGCGACTGCTTTCTTCCCGACGAGCCATTCACTCAACGAAGTATCCTCCCACTCGAAGTTCGCGGCGAAACTTCCTGATGTCCGCCGCTGCCTGTCCTTGCTTCTCCGGTGGGATCGCCTCCCACCGCATGCCCGACAGGTAGGCCGCCATGTACCCGGATCGGTCGCACCGCTCGACGAGCAGCGCGATATCGATACAGTAGTGAAGTCGCTCGTTGGAAAAGTCGCATTTGATCGGAGCCGGGGGCTCCTTGCGGTACTTGACGATCGACGGAGCCTGGACCAGCGTGCGAATCTCAGCGGCGCGAAGGAAGTGTCCTCTCGGCGATCGAGGCATCTATACCGCCTCCCTGTTTTGCCCGATCGTTGCCATTTGATTACTGCCATGGCTACTGTCTTTATTTATATAGACCTCATGGCAGTGTGGCAGTAATCTCCGAATCCTTGAATTTTCAATGAGTTGCATTCCTGTCGCCCTCCCCGACACGTCATGGCAGCATGGCAGTAATCCCAACTGGCCGGTAAACATCAGCATTTGGGTGACCCCGTATCGAACTCGCTTGCCAATGGCAGTAATCCCCCCACGGGGTAGAGCAGAACGGTGCGTCCCTGCTGGACTCGGCAGATGAGTTTCTGTGCCTCCGCCCGATCAATGGCCCGATAGATCGTTCGGTCCCCAGCGCCGGTTCGGTTCGTAATGCGACGAAGGAGGTCGCCTGTCCGGATCCCAGGGTCCATCTCGACCGCCTCGCGAATGATCTCCACGGGAACAACAGCATCTTCACCGACCGGCCGAAAGCAAAGTCGACCGTCCATTTCCAGAATGAGCGGCCGCATCGGTGGGTGACCTCGAAGTTTTGTGAAGTGCAGGGTCTTGAGGAATCGTCCCTCGCTCTTCTTCTCCTCGAGGACGAGCACCACATCGGCAAAATCGACCTTTGCACCGCTCCCCCGGGGAGTCGGCGGCCCCACTTCGCCGCGTCCTCGCGCCTCGCGTAGAGGTTTCGTCGTGTGGTCGAGGATGAGGACCGAGCACCCGGTCATTCTCATGAGGGCCGTCAGGCCATCGAGGGCCCGGCGAGTTTCCGCGGAGTCGTTCTCACTCTTGAGGCTGAAGAAGTTCAAGAAGGAATCGAGGACGACGATCCCCGCCCCGGTGCGGCCGATCATCCCCTCTAGTTCGGAGAGCCCCGCCGGAATACCAAGGTCGAGCTTCCGCTCTGGGAAAGCGAAATGGATGCTCCGGAGGTTTCCGCCCATGGCGTTGAAAATGATCCCGAGCCGCTTTTGGACAAGTGGCCGCGGGTTCTCTCCATCGATATAGAGGACCGTCTTCCGGGCCGCCTGCCATCCCAGGAAAGGGAGTCCGGCCGAATGAGCCGCCGCCTGGTTCATGGCGAGCGATGTTTTCCCCACGCCCGCGAATCCGGCCAAGATGATCCGGGCCGGGTCGGGCATGATCGGATCGATCAGGGTCCGAGAGGCATCCATCTTCTCGGCGACGAATTCGACACCGGAGACCAAAAGGGTCGGCGGGTTCTGGCGGTGTTCGGCTTTCCCAATCGACTGGACAACCTGAAGCAGTTCTTTTTCACTCAACGGCGGGCAGTTCTTCTTGTTCCATTCCCGTATGACGGCTATCACGGCGGCTTCAGATAGCCCTTTCCTAAAGAGTTGTCCAGCCACTCGGGTGGCCGTTGCATTCCGGGTGCCCTTCGCCGCCCCGGGCGGGAGACCGTCGCGGGTGGATTCATTGGAGACGGTCGGAGTAGCTCCATTGCCATTGCTCCGATCAACGAGAGGCCATACCCACTCAGGAAGTTCAGGCAGATCCGGAACCATCCAGGGCGGGATCTGCCACCCGTACTTCTTCCCTGATGGGTGAATGCTCGGGGGGATAACGATGTAGCCGCCGTCGCCCCGTACGTCAAGGCCCGGAAGGAGCCGTGCCCCATTGCGGATCTCACGATCAGGATGCCTGAAGAGACAATGGCAGCCTTTCCCCGTCAGGTTCGTTGGGATCGCGCCGTAGACGTTCTTCTCCTTCCGGAGCGCATGTCCTTCATCGCCATCAAAATCCAGCGCTACGAGTCCTGAAATCTTGCCGGTCACAAGCCCCCAGTTGCATCCTGGAAATTTTTTCTTCCACTCCTCGCGCTCT